ATAGAAAGGTCAGCTGCGACTTCCCTCACCTTACCAGCAAGGATACTTTTCGTGTAGATATTTTTGAATACTTTTGAAGTAGACCCTAAGTCTACATCATTGGTAGTGGTAGGCTCTAGAACTCCATCTTTGAAAGACATCTGTTTAACTGGGGCAGCAGATACTTCTGCATACACATCAATCTGATTAGTGCCTGAATCTACTACAATTTTGTTATTAGGCGAAGCTTCTCCTGCGTCACCTATAGTAGATAACACAGGGCCATCACCAGTAGCACCACTATGAGTGTGACCTGTAGTTGCATGAAATGCGCCAACTAATTGGTCAAACTCATCATTTAATTCAGTATCATCTACAACATCACCGCTTGTAAATGTACTCTGTCTTGTGTATCCTGTCATTATTTTCTACCTGAAGGGAATAATTCTATATGGTATCCGTGTATAGTAAACGGAGGATTAGAATCATTGCAAAAGAATTTTATGGCTACGCTTGATCCACTACCCTGCAGAGGAACACGCTTTAATGGGTCAGCTGTCTTTGAGTATCTAGCAGTCCCGTATATAGCTGCACCATATAATCCAGGAGATTCACTTAACTCAAGAAGTGTGATACCTGGTTGCATGATAGCAGTTGACCCAAAGTCAAAGCTAGGAGTTATAGATAGAGATACAGGGCCGTAATGGCTTAGTGAGACATTCAGATAATGTAATGTCTTTCTCACACCTAAATCTCCAAAGTGTGTATCTGGAGATTTAAATTCTGCTCTTATCGATCTGCCGTCGAAGTCGTTGCCAACGTCATGCTCATATAAATACCCATCAAATGCACCATGGTAAACTGTCTCTACTCCATTTGCATCATAATGTGACACTATAGAATTAACTGATAGCTCTCTTATCTCAGACCACTTAAAGCTTAAGCTTCCGTTCTGGTCTGCAGCTAATGTAGCTATTAAGCCATGCCCAATTCCTGCACTAGTTGTATAGTACAGTCTGTATTGGTTCTTCTCTCTAAGTACAACAGAGCTGAATGTATATGTATCTCTATTCTCTGAGATAGAATCTACGATTGATTGAACAGGTCTGCTCACAGTACCAAGCTCAACGTCATCAAGTCTGTCTGTTGCAGCTATTGTTCTTATCCCATCTGAAGATAGAAATACTAGATCACCACCTATCTCTTGGATAGTGAATGCGTCTAGACATCCTAAGTTACCTGTGACGGGAACAATAGCAATGTTTGCAGAGTCATTTATATTTATTAGTTTATGTATACTCGATCTGCAGAAGACAATCAATGCATCTCTGAAAGATTTAATCCCAACAATATGGTCAGGTACATTTATACTGCCAGAACCTACGCCACCAAAATCATTTTGGTCATTGGTGTCACTGTAGTAAATCTTGTTAGGCTCATTAACTGTATCAACAACACACAGGTGCTGATCAAAGTTCTGTACTAAGTTTGCACCTGCTGGCGCTGATCCACCTACTTCAGTGTATACGAATAATCTACCAGAGCCAGTACCATCTATATGAAAGTGTACAAGTGGATCATCTCCAGTTGCTATATACAGTACACCATAAGGATTAGTGGCGTGGTCTTCTTCACCTTTGACTAAAGCAAACTGTGCCCTGTCTTGGTTGGCCCTAGACAGTGTAGCTAAAGCTCCTATAGCAGCAGCTGTAGCTCCAGCATGGGTGGTATCTTTATTGATCTGAATCCAAGAGATGCCATCTTCTGTATAGTAGATGTTTGTGCCTACACAGACAACTACTCCAAGTGCGTAAGGGAATATCCCTAAGATTGTATTAGTGCCGTTAGGCTTGGTGGCACTTGTAGTACCAAACTTCCTGTATCCATTTATTCTTCTATATCCACCAGACAGAGCTACTTCAAAATTTCTCAGTCTGGTAGCCGCACCTGGATTGTTCAGCAACTCAAACTTATTGGAATTTAAGATGAGCCCTGAAGAGCAAGACACATATGCAGGTTGCGATTTAGCCATTAGATGGGCCTCGTTCTATCGTCCCTAAAGTCTCTAGGCTCTTCACCAATTAAATCGATAGACATCTTCTTGATGCCATCTCTGTAGTCTTGCCTAGATAGGCTAGCCTGCATCTCGTTCTCTTTGAACTGGTGGATATAGTACCTAGCTTTGTCATACAGGACGTTAATGTATTTATCTGGGATGAGTATCTCATCACTGTAAGCGGATAATCTTGTTGGCTGTATCCAAGCGTTGAAGTATACTTTCATATCATCATTTGGAATAGACGATAGCCCAAAGTATCTTCCATCTTTACTTGCAATCACATAGTCTGGGACTGCGTATGTCTGTGTAGAACCAGCGTCTACAGCTTCACTAACAAAGCCTCTTGCCATCCAGTCATTGAAGCTGACTGGCTTTAAGTTCTTGTACACATATGGTTCAGTAGCTCCAACTACACCTTCTGTAGTTATAAAGAAACTGTCCCAGTCTACTTTACTAAAATCGTTTGTAACATTAGTGGCACCTGATTTCAATAGGTACCATCTTTGACCTGTCGTCACATCTACTGTAATGTTGCCAGCAAATGGATCATTGATGTTGCTACTTGCAGCCGACAGGAAAGGCCAAGTCTTTTTATATGTACAGATATCTAGGTAAGACCTGTTCACTGCATTCTTTATAAATGCATGTATACCTACAGCACTTGAGAAGTTTGATGCAGTTAATTGGACTTCGTTAGTTTCTGTAAGAAGATCATTCACAGCATCTAAATATGTTGTACTCATTTATTCACTCTCAAAAGAGAAAAAGAAGGGGCCCGAAAGCCCCCTCTTAGTTTCCCTAATTAACTATTAGGCGTCGGACGTCGAACTCCAGAACGCTTTAGCAAGTGCTTCTGGGCGAAGAACTTTTCTGCCGTACACATGCAGGCCACGTACAACATCACCAAACGAGTCCTGATCTCTGTAAGATTCAGTCTTGATGAGAGTACCAGCAGTCGATACAGCAGACATATGGCCAGCAAATACTACGCCTTCAGCTGCCGAAGTAGCTGGCATGTTGTTCGACTTATACATCGTAAAGCCACGCAACAGACCGGTGGATACCAGACCATTACGGATCGAACCCTGACCACCGTTATAGTCTACGGACAGCAGTTTGCTAGAAGCAGCTGCGAGAATCTCGTAGAACTTAGGCGATGCCAAGAACCAACGACCTTCTTCAGGTACGTTAGCTTCGTCAAACATACGCGAGATACGGCTCATCAGGTCCAGAGGATCAGTCATACCGGAGCCGTAGCCCAGGTGTACCGATTCGTTTGCACCCAAGTTCGGCAGGTCATCAGCAGTTGCATCGTCTGCACCTATGATGTTATCTGGAGCCGAAGCAGATACCTGATCACCGATGTAAGTCAGGATGTTGGTATCGTAGCTGTCTTTCAGCGAGTAAGCTGCAGACTTCGATGCGATGTCAATCCAGTTTACATGGGACATTCTCTTCTCAAGGTCATCGACTTTGAATTTGAATGCCTTAGCCTGGTCAACGATCAGGACAAGTTCCTGGTCGGTCAACATCGTCTGAGTCGTGTTAGCACCACGAGTGTAGTCATACACAGTGATGGTTGGTTCTTTGATAATATTGACGGTATCGCCGTATGCGGAGATTTCGCCAGTATAGTCGGTGTTCGTAATAGCTTCTGCCACGGAAGCTTTACGGAAGAACATCTGTACGTTCTTCGAATAGATTTCCGGTACCCAGAAGCTATTAGTCTGGCCAGATGTGCCAGATGCAAAGTTACTGAGTGTAGGAGAACTACCTTCTTGAAAATGTGCCATTTATATCTATCTCATATTATCGTCCCTTTCTATAGGATTCGAGAATTTCCTCTCTATGTTTTTCCCAATCAGAAACGGACATGTTTTTAATGTCCTCCGCAGTCCAAACTTTCTTACCATCGGACGTTTGAACGTCAGTGGTTCTTGCTGATATCATAGAATCAGCACCAGCTTTGGGCTCGGAGCTTTGTTTTGGTTTCTGAGATTCTTTGACAAAAGCTTTATACCTATTCAAAGCTTCGATAGCACTTTCAGCGTCAAACGGATTATCATAAATCCACTCTTTCACTTCAGCTGTTTGTGATTCAGCCCATTCATGGAATGCTGCGTCGTTTACTATCTTATTAAAGTCTGAATGTGCTTCAAGTATTGCGAGCTTAGCTTCCGCTTTCTTAGCTCTAAGTTCCTTCTCATCTATAACAGGCTCTGACTGAGGCTCTTTGTCTTTAGTTGCCACAACGGGCGGTGCCTCTGGAGCTGTAGTAGAATCAGGAGCTTTGTCTGGCTCTGCCTTACTTACACCTTTCAAATCTTCAACAAGTTTCTTGACGGCATCCAATTCTGATCTGAGTCCAGTCACAGTCTTGTCGTGATAGTTCTTTAGATCGTAGTATCGTTTGACGTGATTGCCTTCTGAAGGCTCTTCACTAACAGTAGTTGGCTCAGGCTTAGGGTCCTCTTTCTTTTTGCGCTCTCGCTTTGGAGGAACGTAAGCTACCAATGCACTTTCTACTTGTTTGTTTTCTATCTCATCATGCCATGGTTTATGGGCATTATAGGGATTAGGTTCTTGCTTGTCAATCTCAGTATTGTTTGTCATAATTACTCTTTGGGCTTACATAATCCTTGGTGGCGGCCTAGCACAAGCCGGCAAGTTTCGTAAGGTGGCCTTGAATTTAGGTTAGTTAGAGGGGAATGGCTAAGCCAAGGTGGCCCTCTATGCCACTGCCTGGGAGCACTTCAATGTTCTCGTGCTAGGATTACATTGTGTATGCTTGCCGAGGCAGCTGCCTATGTATACCCCTATGACCTGGTAGTATACACAGACTGGCTGTTATTTATCTGATAAAGTAAGTCTTACTCTATCTGGTAGTCGTTTAAATGTTTCCAGAAAACTCTGGCTCCCCTGCCATCGGTACAAGTCCTGTTCCGATTGTGCCGTTACCAGTGCCTGTGTTGCCTTCAGGGATTCCTGATCCAGGACCGACAGCAGAACCTCCCATAGGATTGGATGCTGCACCAGCATTTGCAGGATTTCCGCCTGTCGTTTGTCCATTAAGTTGTCCCATAATCGCGGCTGCTATTCTTGCCTCGTCAGTGTTGTTCAACAACTCTTTCGGATCAAGATCAAGGCTGTATGCCATCTCCTTGATGAGTGTTGGTAACTTCACGTATGGGGCAATAGCAGGATTCGCTACTGTGTTAAGGAGCATAGTCAATCGCTGACTGCGAACTTCTTTCTGCATGATAGAAGCAGTACCTAAAGCTTTCACTTCAAGGTCAATGCCGTCTAACAGATCGCCTTCATAGAACTGCATGTTCCAATGATACATTCCCTCACCAATTCTCTTGATAAGGAAGTCAAGGGACTTCACTACAGTCTTAATGTTTAAGCTTGCAGCCCCCATAAGCATCGACATACCAGCAGCAGTTCGCGTAGTGCTCTGGATACCTGTCTGGCCATGAGAGTAACTGGGCAATCCAGTTGATTCGTCAGCAAATTGTCTAAATTTATCCACCATCGCCATGTTTTGCTGCGTGGTGTTTGGTACTTGTATAGGATATATGGCTTGGCCAGGCATTCCGCTCTGTCTGCGGAAGATTTTGCCCGGATACATCTTCATATCCTGCCCATCTACCAGTGCACTTTCATCAACATCGAAAATTACATGGCCAGAAAGGGCAAGATTGTCAATTGCCATCCTAGAATGTGCGTTAATTATCTGCTGAGCATCTTCCATATTCTCAGGAACGCCAATTCCGAAGAAACTGTAAGGGTTTTCTTCGTAACATGCCGACTGATATGGGATTCTAGCAGGTTTAAATGGATTAATTGCAGCTCTTAATAGATGATCGCCGCAAATCCAAGCGTTAATTTGTAGTTCGTCTAGGTTATCGACGCTATCTGGGATGTCTAAGCCAACTTCTCTAAGAGATTTGGCATCCATTGTACCCCAGTACTCCAACAATTCGTATCTATCAGCAAAATCTCTGCCTCCAGACTCCTCTCCAGTCTTAAGGCTAGACTCAAAAGACTGCTTAACATAGTTAGGACCGTCTTCTAAGGCTGCATCGATAGCCTTTTCGTTAAAGAGTGGCTGTCTTGCAAGGGCTCTTAACTGGCTTCTGTTGAATTTTCTTCGTCTGATGAAGTATAAACACTCTTCAGCAGAGGTAGCGTTCTTATCTGGGTACGCATCCCAGATACTGACGAACTCTATTCTTGGTACTTTGACAGTCTTACAGAGATATTCTCTCTTACCGTCTTCACCTTTGACCCAAGTACTAAGTTGTTTGTAGTAAGTAAAGGGTCCTTGAATGATACCAGTACCAAACAAGCACATCTCAAAGATGCACTTACATAGTTCTTGTATAGCATTCGACTCATCTAGCTGGTCATGGACCAGCTTTTCCATCCGTCTAGATGCCTCTTTAGCAGTAGCTCTTTGGGCATCTTGAGGATTTACAGCTGGACCTGGCTTAAGCTTGGGCTCTTTGCCGACGACCTTACTGAATATATCTTTAAGGTTCTTGAATGTAGACCCTGGAGGGAGTACCTTACCATCACCTTCATAGCCAACATCCATAGGATTACTGGCTGAGCCTGTACTTTCCTCTGTTTGACCTTCAGCTGATGGTAGGTGCTCGTACTCGTGGGTACCTTCTGGCATCTCAGTTTCGTGAATGCCAATAGGAAACTTCGACCCGCCTAAGACGATATCTATGATCTGCCCATAGGCAGCTAGTACTTTAGTCTTGGTAATCTTGATGAATACCCTAGACTTCTCATCATCTCTGAATCGTACATTCTTCCCATAAATACCTCTAAAAGCATCATAAGCTTTTATCATCCGGTCTTCATGGGAACGTTTTGCGTCGCTAGCTTCTTGGAATCTAGACTTGATAGTTCTGACCAACTCACTTATCTGTGGCTCATCAAGCTTCAGGCTTGGTCCATCAGACTTCTCGTCTTCGTAAATGTAGTTAGCATTCTTTCCAGACGATCTAGTGAGCAGGCTATTTTCTTTATCCTTCATCAGTAACCTACGACATTATCAGCGGGGAGATACATCTCTGATTTGTATCTAGCCATTCTAGCATGAACTCCATCTCGCCTAGGCCGGCTCATTATTAAGTATCTTAAAGCATCATAAGCGTGATCATCGACATTAGTATCCACATCTTCAGGGTCCTTCTTATCAAGCGGGATCACACTGATCTCTCTGATTAAGTTGGGACAGTTCATGGTGATAATCAGATGCGGCTTCCCATTATCTCTGGTTCTTAGCCACTCATGTATCTGAATCTTACCACCGTGCCTGTTCTTATCGGCTCGCCTTAGTTTGTGGCCAGCTCTCTGCAGAATCTCGCCTTGAGTAGGACCAGTGTGACCAGTCCTTGCAAAGCATTGTCCATCTATCACACCATAGATACTACGGATTTCGTCCTTCTCTTTTTCATGCATTCTTCTCGCAAGTTGAGAGGGCTCTAATCCTTTTTCGTATAGTTCTTTGTATATAACTACAGTCCCATCTTCTGGATCAACTGCACCCCATAGTACACATGAAGGAGCGGAGTAACCATAGTCGATTGCTTTAACTCGTTCCCAGTGCATTGGGATTTCAAATGGCATTACAGTATGCAATGCTTTGTTGAACTCAGGAAATGCTGCTCCATCATGGATGTCCCAGTCACCTTCAAGAAGTCTGCGTCTCTCTACCTCTGGCAGAGACTTAAGCATCTTCTCATACATACCATCTTTGTAGAGGTATGGGTTATCACTAAGCTTTGCTGGAATAAACCTTCTGGTAATTCCGCCTGCTACAAACGATTCACCTGGGGTAGCTGGCTCAACATATCTTTTCTTAACCCAAGCATGACCTACGCCACCAGGGTTTGCTGTGCATCTAGCATAGCAGATTATGTTTGGATTGGTACTGCGAAGTCGTGAGCCTACTAGGTAGTTCCAAGCAAACTCTGTTGGGAGATGGGTAATCTCGTCAAAGCCAATCCATGAGAACTGTCTGCCTTGGTACTGGTAGACGTCCGAGTCTCTTTCTAAGTAACCAAAGGAACCTTTAGCTCCTGATGGAAACTCCCATGTTTTCTTTTGCTGATTGAACTTAGCACCTGGATAAGCTATAGGGTATAGTTCTCTCGACTTGTCAATCAGTTCGTCTAACTCGCTCAATGTCTTTCTGAGTATGAGAAAGCGATGTTCCTTTACATGAATATAACGTAAAGGATCAACTAACATTGCGTAGCTCTTGCCCACAGCAATTATTTAATATAGTACCAACCAGGAAAATTCTTTGACTTTAGACGATGAGCTACAAATTGCCTACTGTGACCTAATATTCTAGCAGCCTCTCTAACGCCGTCATATACTACCCCATCAACAGAAATCTTTTTCCTGTTCTGCGACTCAATCATTTTCTTCTTAGAGTCTGGGTTGTTCATCGGGTTGTTATCTGTTGTCCACAGACCTGGATGAACGTCTATGACGGACTGCTTATGCATTGGATTATCATGAGTTAACACATTGGTTAGGCATCCACCAACAGTTTCATTATACAATGTCTTGGATTTGACTCCATCGAGAGTCACTAGCTCTGCCTCTCTAGAGAGAGCTTCATCCACAGTGTTAAAATACTCAAACTCGTAAACAAAATTCTCTCTGCCATATTTCCTAAGTGCGTGCCCAAAGGACCACTTAGACGACAGATGCTCTTTCATTCTCCGCTTAAAGTTATTTGTTACACCGATATAGGTTCTGCCACTTGGAGACGTGGCTTTATACAAAATGTAATTCATTGTCTACCTTAAGGTACTTCGCCAATTGGCGGATAATAATTGCTGTGGACTATATCTTCACCCTGTTGGTGCAGGGGTTTCGCGCTTCCGGCCTAAACCGTACTCCCTTTCGGGATAGTCTCTGAACCTTCCGGCGAAGCCGGCTTGGATGCTGATTATCCCTCATCGGGCCTTCCAGCAGTTCACGAAATTTATTTTGACCCATTGCTGGGAAAGGAGGCGGGGAACCAAGACTTAGGTTCACCTCCAGCTGCTCCGCCATACAAAACATCTGTCTCAGGAGCTGCCAAGAACTCAGTCTGAGGGCCAGGGTTTGGACGGAAGGCTACGTTATAATCTTCATCTCTTACTTTGTCAGCTAATGACTTAGCCATCTCAGAGACTTTATCTGCCTCAAGGACAGTGGAATAACTAAGCTTGCCAAGTGTAGCATCTAACTTCTTAGCTACGTCAACCTTTCTTTGAAGGCTTTCTCTTCTCTTGCCAAGCTTAGCTCTCTTCTCTTCTAACTCTCTCTCAGCCTTCTTGATGCTGATCTTGGCCTCATTGACTTTGCGTCTATGATCCATTCGAGCTTTAGTTTCTGAATGAAAGTTATGAGGACTGCCAGGTTTCTTACCAGCCTTGAGCCTCGGAGTTCCATCCACTTTAAGGATGAAAGAACCGAGGGCATCACGGAGGTAGTTATCAGGATTGAGTTCCCAATCCGGCTGGATCGAGGGCGTCAACTTGTCCGGCTCTTTCTGCTGTTCTTCGTTTAAGATGTTTTCTGAGTCCTTCATAACTCATGTACTTCCCAGTCTGTTGAGTGATCCAGTCGCTAGCCTGTCTTAATGACATGGCACTTTGCTCAACGTACTGGCAAGCTTCATTCAGTTTACTTAATTCATCTTCAGTAACGTACTTAGTCATATGACTCAGCTCTCTTAGCTGGAAGGATGATTAAACCAGTCTTAACTTCACCAGAGACGTCAACTTTATCAGTCTTAGGATTAGTCCTCTCAAGGATCATCTGAGCAGCTTTAAGCTTAGCCTCAACTTGAGTAATGGGCGTGTCTGAGTCGAGGACTTCACCGAGCTTCAAAGAAGCCTTGATGGATGATCTGGCCAAGATGCCATTAGCAATCTCAATCAGCTCATCCTTTAAGGAGTCTATCAAGTTCTTAGGATTACTATGGCCAGTAGCCTTAGCTGCCCTGACCACATCACCATTGAATTCCTCAACCACAGTATCTAGCAACTTCTGCTGATAAGGTGTGTACTCTCTCTCCCTAGGTTTAGTAGGGTTGAAAGTATCACTTACGTGGTTTCCTGCCATTTGGTTTCTCTTTGTACTTGCTGATCAGGATTGACACGACAGCTACTACAGCTAATGCTGTAACAGCTCCGATCAAGAATCCAAAATTAAATATTGCTGAGACTGATAACATTGTCTATCCCTGTTGTTAAACGAATTCTTTACCACGTACACCAATGACTGCTCTAGCAGTACCGGAGGTATATGAAGTCCAGATGAATCTGACTTTCCTAGCAGGGAATGCCAATAAGGCAGCTACATCTGCAGTCACACCAGAGAAGCTGGTAAAGGCATACCAAGTACTGTCTTCTTGTGCAGTAGACTTCTCATCCATAGAACCCTGCAATGAGTAAGTACCTGCACCAATATCAACAGATGCCATGTATTTGAAGTCATCACCATACTGGTTGACATTCAGTTCAAGGGTAGTTGAAACAGCTCCACCTGAAGCAGCTACTGGACCAACCTTAACTGAGCTGGAGTTACCAGATACAGCAATCTGAGTTACAGTCTTGTAATGCTTAGTCGTTACAGCAGCACCAGCATTGGCACCAGCCAATACTTCAGTTACTGCAGCTCCATCAGCATCAGTACCGGTAAAGGTAAAGTTGATAAGCGTATCATCACCTGCTGAAGTTACAGTCAACTTCTGAGCTGTAGTCAAAGTAGCTACACCACCAGTTGCTAATGCACCAGCAATGGTTAAGTTACCAGCACCAGCTGGGTCTTGAGCTGCACAGACTCCATCATCATCGTTCTGAAGGGCTGCCACTGAAATCGTTTTAACTTCCATTTCTATTTCCTATTGAATGGGCATAGCCCTTTGTTTATGAGGAACTCCCTTGGTGAGCATTGTTAAGAGGCTTAGGGAGTGTTGTTAATTGTCAACTTGAGAGTATACTAGAAAATCTCTTTCTTACTTCCTTTCTAATCATCTCTTCGAGATACTACTAGTATACTTAAGTATGTTTAAGTCCATACTGTACTATACTCTCTTCGAGAGCTTTTTGTGCCAAATAATTTCAACTTCGTTAAAAATATTTTTAAAAGAAAAATAAAAAAGATTCTGTCCTAAGAGTTCTTTCTTTTCATAAACTAGAAAATCTCTTTTCATAACAAAGACTTATCCTTCAGCATACCTTAGTTGACAGGAGCATTGCTATTAGAATTCTTAAAGTATACGTAAGAGTAGGTCAAGAAGAAGTTGACAAGTCATTTTTACTGAAAGTATATGAGGAGTGAGCATATACTACCCCCTCCCCGGCATGGCCCCTGCCCCTCCCCTGCCCATTGCCATTAACATTGCGTTAACATTGTGCATGACAGGCTGGAAAAGGCGTTAACATGGCAGCTGTTTATAGCACACCCGCATTAACGCCGGGCACATTTCCCATGCAAATCAACGACTTGTCAGGATTAACACGGATTAACGTCAACCATCTGTACCAGTGCAGTGATACAGCTGTATTACAAGCATGCTACAGATTGCCAAGGCTTGTATCACGGGCATGATACAGTTGCTGTTTGTCAACCGTTTTCGATTGCGGATTGATTGTGCATTCCACATTGCTTGCACAGTTGTATGCTATTCGCGGGTGTGATTGGCATATAATGAAGGAAGAATTTCAGGCTTGGCATTGCCTTTGCATGCAATGTCACAATGTGGCAAATCCTGTCACTTTATGACAATTTGTGATTGAGTATGCAATGTGTGTGCCATCACAGATTGGATGCAAGCAAAACTAATTTTCCCTTATAAATCAATGACTTAAAAAATTGTTCGTGCTTGGTGGCAAGGTTGGCATGCGGCCTGCATTGTATACGGCGTGGCAGTCACTGATTGCCGCTAGGGGGGTAGATTCCGTTTACCTGCGCTGAGTCCCGATAGCACGACACGCGAAAAAACGGGGGAACAATAGGCCATTGGTGTGCCATTCTTTCCTTACGACTTACTACCAGACTTGCCCGCTATTGTGGGCAGAATTGGTCGGCGAATGGCGTAAGGGAGTATAACCTAGCATTGTGCGAAACAATGCGGGAGCACTGCTTTCCATTCGGACTGATTGACACCAAAGTTGGGTGAGAGTAGATAGGATAGTTGCGTCTGCAACAATCGTATCACGCCGGAATAACGGTAAAACTCCCTTTGACGAAAGTCAAAGTCTAGCGTGGCAGTAATGTCACCTTTTCCGCAATAGCAACTATTGCATATCATGAGGAAATCACAATGAAAGCACGAAACATGCAAGACGATTTGCAAAAAGGCACAGTGTCGCCGGCCATTGATAGGCCAGTGAATGAAAAGGATTTGATTG